CAATGTTGCACAATTATTAAAACTTCGCAAACGTGCCTGGGAGCATGATTATTTCACTGCTGCTTTACCTTTTGCTCAAAAAGGTGCTGCTGTTGATATTCCTCTTGGTGCTGTTTCAGGTGAGGGCGAAGTATTTGTAAATAATGCTTCTGCAGGAACAAACTTGGACGGCACTCCTTACAACATTGATGTAGATCATAACACTTCTTCTCTCCCTGGTGTTGGTGCTAATCAATTATTTACTAGTATTGATGACCTCCAGGTTGAACCTACTACTATCAACGATTTACGCCGTGCTTTCAGGCTCCAGGAATGGCTCGAACGCAATGCTCGTGGCGGTACCAGGTATATCGAAAGCATATTAAGCCATTTCGGTGTTTGGTCTTCTGACAAACGATTACAACGACCTGAATATATCACTGGCGTTAAATCTCCTGTTATTATTTCCGAAGTATTAAATACTACCGGTGAGGATGGCGGTCTTCCTCAGGGCAACATGGCTGGGCATGGTATATCTGTATCAAGTGGTAAGTATGGTACATACAATGTTGAAGAACATGGTTACATTATTGGTGTTATGTCTATTATGCCAAAAACCGCTTACCAACAAGGTATTCCTCGTACATATAGTAAGTTCGATGCGCTTGACTATTTTTGGCCAGCTTTCGCCAATATTGGCGAACAAGAAGTAAAAGTCCAGGAGTTATATGCTTTTACTGCCAATGCCCAGGAAACTTTTGGTTACGTACCCCGCTATGCTGAATATAAGTTTAACCCATCCAGGGTTGCGGGTGACTTCAGAACCACTTTAGATTACTGGCACCTGGGAAGAATATTTGCTACCGAACCTACTTTAAGCCAGGAATTTATTGAATGTACTCCCGAAGACGTGGAACGCATCTTTGCCGTTGATGATCCCGACTTCGATAATCTCTATTGCCATGTCTACAACAAAATAAACGCCTTGCGTTTAATGCCTAAGTTCGGAACTCCAATGTTTTAATGTCAACTGTTTGCATGAACCCTTTTAGATTAAATGAAGAGAACGGCGGCCACCAGGTACCATGTGGCAAATGTTACAACTGTAAGCGCCGCCGCGCTTCTTCTTGGTCAGTACGTTTAATGAACGAATACAACCACTCGGAGAGTGGTCACTTCGTTACATTAACGTACGATTCCAAGTATATACCAATTTCAAAAAAGGGTTTCCGAACACTTAATAAAAAACATCTTCAAGAATTTTTTAAACGACTAAGGCAATGGCATGGAAAAAATCATATTTCTATAAAGTATTACGCCGTTGGCGAGTATGGAGGCAAAACATACAGACCACATTACCATATCATTTTATTCAACGCTAAAATTGAGTTGATTGAAAAATCATGGTCTGATTGCGTAAACAAAAAGGAAAAACTTTTCCGTCCTCTTGGTCAAATTCATTATGGTACCCTCACCGATGCAAGTGTTGGTTATACATTAAAATACATTTCTAAAGCGAAGCGCATACCATTACACGCAAACGATGATAGGGTACCCGAATTTGCTCTTATGTCCAAAGGACTTGGAAAAAATTATTTAACCTCAAAAATGGTTGTATGGCACAAAGCAAAACCCGAAGAGCGAATATTCGTTCCTCTCCAGGACGGCAAAAAAGCACCGATGCCGAGATATTACAAAGAGAGGATATTCGACGAATTCGAGAAGGAAAAGATAGTCTTCCATTGGAAGAACAAAAGCGATTCCTCCAAAGCTACCGAGATAGCCAAATATGGCGACAATTATCAATCTATTAAAGAGCAAGAATTCTTTAATGGTGAACGTAAATTAAAAACAATTTCAACCGACAAATTATGAAAATTAGAACTTCTTTAAACAGTCACACATTCCCTAAAAACTATAAAGTTTTTACTATGCCGTCGGAAACTGTTCCCGATCAATCTCTTACTATGCGTCAAATTCTTGACCGTTACGCCAGGGGTTTACCCCTGGAAGCAAAAGAAATGGTGTGGGATGACAATGCAGACCTTGACGATATTCTTCCCGACCCTCGAACCTTAGACCTGGCAGAACGCCAGGAATTTGCAGAAAATGCAAAGAAAGAGCTCGCAGACATCAAAAAAGTACATGCTGAAAAGGCTCGTAAAAAAGTCGAGGACAAAGTCAAGGCTGAAATATTAGAGAACCAAAAAAAACAATTAACCATTGACCCCCCTCCAATATCCTAAAAAAACCGTTTCCCCCTTGGGGGACGGAAGGGGGTAATGGAGGCGAAGCCGACGCCCTACTGGCAAGTAAAAGGCGACGGTACGGAGCCAAAAGCACTAATCACCTTGATATATTAGTGCTAGTTGACAGAATAGAACCCCAAAAGCCTAAAAAAGGGCTATCCGCCTAAAGCGGGTAAGGGAGGGAAAGGAATGGAACGAAGTGGAATGACCAACCCCGACCCGACCCGCCTAAGCGGATGGCCCAAAGGGGTTCTTAAAAAAACAAGTCAACTAACAAAAAAGATTCTTTATTAATAAAAATCTATATTTAACAAAGCATTGAAAATGGAACGACCGTAATCGATGCGCAAAAAAAACATATGATAACAAAACTCTACGACTTGTATCCTCAAAACATACTTGTTCAACAACGAAAACTTAGTAAAAAATCAACTAAAAAATGTGCCAGGCTATGGAAATTAATTACTCATAAAATAAAACTCTAATCTATGGATCCTATTACTGCTTCTGCTCTTATTGGTGTTGGTGGTCAAATCTTCAATGGTGTAAGTAACCTATTTACAAACTCCGCCAACAAAAAAAATGCCCTGGAAATGTATAATCGTCAAAGAGTCGATGCTCTTGCAGATTGGAATATGCAAAACGCTTATAACTCTCCTAAAGCACAAATGACCAGGTTTAAAGAAGCTGGTCTTAACCCTCACCTTATATACGGACAAACTAATACCGCACCCGCTGTTCGTTCTGGTTCTGCCGATACTCCAAAATACGTGGCTCCTCAACTTGATTCATCTCAATTCAATATTCCTATGATGAAGCTACAAATGGACAACTTAAAAAAACAAGGTGCCTTACTTGATTCTCAAGCTGTAAAAAATAACAGCGAAACAGACTGGAAAAATCTCAATACCAAATTTCTTACCGAAAATTTTGGAACCAAATCTTCGATCCTGGAAAATACCAGGGCTTTATTGGATAATAAACAATTCAATGAACAACAAAGAGGTTGGAATATTCAAGCATCTACTAAAAAGATTCTTGCTGACACAAATTTATCTGAAGCAAAAAAAGCTGAAGTATTCCAGGTCATTCAAAATCTTAAAACAACTCAATCTTTACTTGGTGAAAAAGTAAAAACTGAAAAGTATCTTAATGAAGTACAACAAAAGCTTCAATCTATGGGCATTGTTGGTTCTACTCTTGCACAGTTACTTCGATTATTTAAATAACCTTTAAAACAAAAAACCATGAGAAAACGCTCCTATGGCCGTTCCTCCAGGAAACGAGGAAAAAAATCTAAACGCTTAAAGAAATATTATATTTCTAGAGGTGGAATTCGTTTATAACCGTCCCCCGCGGTGGGGGTGAAATTCCCCCTATTTTTTAACTTTTAAACATTTTTAAATGAAAAATCTGTTTAATTCAATCCAACTGAATAGGCCAAAAAAAAATGCATTTGACCTATCTCACGATGTCAAGTTGTCTGCAAAAATGGGTAACATTACCCCTATCCTGGTACAAGAATGTATACCAGGCGACAACTTTAAAATTGGTTGTGAAAGCTTAATTCGCTTTGCCCCTTTAACCGCCCCCGTAATGCATAGAATGGATGTCACTATGCATTATTTTTTTGTACCCAACCGTATATTATGGGATAATTGGGAAAAGTTTATAACCGATGCCAATAGTGGTCTTTCTTTGCCATCATTACAAATAACCCCCTGGTCTGGTTGGGAAACTCTTGGTTACAATAAGTTCCTGGACTATATGGGTGTACCTCCAGTACCTGCCTCTGGAACTTTCAATTTCCAAATTAGTGCTCTTCCTATGGCCGCCTATCAATGTATTTACAATGAGTACTATCGTGACCAAAATTTGATTCCCGAAGTACCTTATAAACTTATTGACGGTTCTAATAATGTCAATGTTGCACAATTATTAAAACTTCGCAAACGTGCCTGGGAGCATGATTATTTCACTGCTGCTTTACCTTTTGCTCAAAAAGGTGCTGCTGTTGATATTCCTCTTGGTGCTGTTTCAGGT